CGTGTGTCATGCAGGTTTCACACAGGCTTCGATAATAGATCCTATCACCTTTTTTGTAGTTTATCGCACGGGGTCTAAATCCGCATTTACACAATGGTCTCATATACATATTTAAAAGAACTGCACCTTTTTGACCCCTTTTTCAATTAGGTAAACAAGCCAATTTTGTGTTCCACCGCTAAATACATTGAGCAAAACTATTACCAGGAGAATAGGGAACATGGCACTTCAATCACCCGGCGTACAAGTTACGGTAATCGACGAGAGTCAGTATACACCTGCCGAGCCAGGCACAACACCTCTTATCGTTGTTGCCACAGGGCAAGATAAGACAAATGCAGCAGGCACAGGTACTGCTACTGCAACAACTAAAGCAAATGCTGGAAAAGCATTTAAAATGACAAGCCAAAAAGATCTAGTAGATTTTTATGGTGTACCTTTCTTTGAAAAGACAGCAAGTTCAAACCCAGTGCATGGCGGCGAACGAAACGAATACGGGCTTCTAGCAGCATACAGTTTGCTAGGAGTAAGCAACGCAGCATTTATTGTTAGGGCTGACGTAGATTTAACCGAATTAGAAGCATCAGCATCAGCCCCGGGAGCATTACCAGACGACGGACAATGGTGGTTAGATACACGTTCTACAGCTTGGGGTATCCAAGAATGGAATGGTTCTGCTGCCACAGTAGTTGGTGGACAAAAGTTCACAACTAAGATTCCGGCAGTATTAACAGACGACGACGTAGACAACATCACTAGCAATGCTCCAAAAACTTCTTTTGGTGCCACAGGCGATTACGCAGTAGTGGTAGAAACTGTAGATGGTTCTGGTACATTCACTGCTTCAAAAGAATATGCAAGAATCTATTACAAATCACCAGGTAACGGAAACGTTGCAGGCGGTGGCACAGCAGTAGCAGCAGGAACCTGGGTAAAACTAGGAAGCCAAGAATGGGCAGCAAGTTGGCCTACAGTTAAAGGCACTGTGGCAATCACAGGTAATGTTGCTGATGGTAATTTTGTAATCAACGGAACTACCGTTAATGTATCTGGAACACCTACATTAACTACTTTGGCTTCTACCATCAATGGATTAACTCTTACAGGCGTAACTGCTAACGTAGTCAATAACAGATTATATCTATATTCAAACGGTGCCACTGACACTGACGGTGATTCATCCAATGCCAATTCTATTACTGTTACCAGTGGTACTATAAATGTCACAACAATTTTTGGTATAACATCTGGATCAACATATCATGGTCCTCGTCTAGCACAAGCTCCACATACATCAGTTCCAGCATTTAAGATCGGTGACGATGATGATGATGGTACAGGTACATTGGCCAACGGTCGTCCAACAGGATCTATATGGATCAAGACCACAGAACCAAACAGCGGTGCTCGCTGGATCGTAAAGAAATGGAATTCAGCTACAGAAACATGGGTTACTGTAAACGCACCAATTTATGCAACAGGACATTCTGCACTATACTACCTTGATAGATCAGGTGGCGGCGCAAATATTGGTCAAGGTGAGCTATTTGTACAAAGTAACGCAGAAGAAGACAGTTTATACGATGCAAGTCCAGAAACAGCAACGTTCCGTATTTGGAGCAGAGCTGTAGCAATAAATGCTACAACTAAGATCACTTCACAGGCAATTACTACAACTGAAGTAGCAAATGGCAGTTTAATTTGGACTTTGAAACAATCAATTCCAGGTAGTGCTACTTTAGTATCAAAAACTATCTCTTTTACAACTACAAGCAGCGGATCGCCTGCAGTATCAAATGCACCTAGAGAAATCGCAGACGCTATCAACGCTATTGCGAACTTTGGATTTGATAATTCAGATCCAGCAAATCCAGTTGAAATTCCTAGTTACATTGAAGCTAGTGTAACTGAAGACAACGAGCTAGTGATTGAACATTCACAAGGCGGTGAAATTCGTTTCTCAGCAGCAGGTGCTAGTTTAACTGCGTTAACAACATTATTTGCACCATTTAATATAGATGCTCTTACTGGTACAGCTAATTTTTATACTTTACCAGCAAACTCATCTGAAAACTATGTGGCGTCAGGATGGAGACCACTAGCAGCTACGGATTTCTTAGCTTCAGCATCTGCTCCAAGCAACGATCCATCGGATGGTCAGTTATGGTATAACTCTGCAGTCAACGAAATTGACATCATGGTACACAACGGCAATACATGGGTTGGTTATCTAGATGAATTTGCCAGCACCAAGGCAACTGGACCAACAGTTTCTGCATCAAATCCCTACACCGGCGGTGTAACATTTGTTAACAATGATTTATGGATCTCAACAGCAGATCTAGAAAACTTCCCAACAATCTATCGCTACAACAGTAACATCCAGGGTGTTCCTGCTAGTGAGAAATGGGAATTGGTTGATAAAACAGATCAAACCACAGAGTCAGGAATTTTATTTGCTGATGCTCGTTGGGGTAAAACTGGTGCTACTGGTAACACAGCAGCCACAATCCAAGCATTGTTATCAAGCAATTACTTAGACCCAGATGCTCCAGATCCAGCATTATATCCAAAAGGTATGTTGTTATGGAATACTCGTAGATCCGACGGTAACGTTAAGAGATACGAAGTAAATTATATCGACCAAACCAAAGACAACGAAAGATATGATTCTACAAATTCACCTCTAGGTAATGCTGTAGTTACTGCAGAATCTATGAGTGGTTATACAGAAAAAAATCGTTGGGTCACAGCTTCACCTAACAACGAAGACGGTTCAGGAACATTCCTACGCAAAGCACAACGAGCAGTTATCGTTGCAGCATTGAAGAGTGCAGTTGATACCAGTCAAGAAATCCGTGATGAAGAACGTCGTAACTTTAACTTAATTGCTTGCCCAGGATATCCTGAACTAATGAGCAACCTAGTTAACTTGAATATCGATCGTGGCGTAACAGCATTTGTTATTGGTGATACACCACTACGCTTGCCAAGCGATGCTACTTCATTAACCAACTATGGTTCTAATGCAGAACTAGTAACAGACAACAACGATGAAGGTATTGTTACCTATGACGAATATCTAGCTGTGTTCTATCCAAGTGGATTTACAACAGACCTAGGTGGTTCAAACGCAGTTGTTCCAGCAACACACATGATGATGAAAACAATCGCGCTAAGTGATAATGCAAGTTATCCATGGTTTGCACCAGCAGGTACACGTCGTGGTGGTATTACTAATGCAACATCAGTAGGCTACATTGACAGTGCAACAGGTGAATTCCAAACTGTGGCATTGAATGAAGGTCAACGTGATACACTATACGATCAAAAAATTAATCCAATTACATTCTTCAATGGCGTTGGTTTAATCAACTTTGGTCAAAAGACTCGCGCAAGAAATGCAAGTGCGTTAGACAGAATCAACGTAGCACGTTTAACGGTGTATCTACGCAGTCAGTTGAATAAACTAGCTCGTCCATATATCTTTGAACCTAATGATAAGATTACCAGAGACGAAATCAAACAGGCCTGCGAGAGCTTGTTGCTTGAGTTAGTGGGTTTAAGAGCATTGTATGACTTTGCAGTTGTATGTGATGAAACCAACAACACACCAGCAAGGGTTGATCGCAACGAACTTTGGGTAGATATTGCTATCGAACCAGTCAAGGCTGTTGAGTTCATTTATATTCCATTGCGTGTCAAGAACACAGGAGAGATTTAAAAATGGCAATTACATCATTAAATAATTTATCAGTCCCAACAAACGGCGGTACGCAAGTACTGTTGATGCCGAAATTAAAGTATCGCTATAGAGTGACTCTTCTGGGTTTTGGTGTTGCAGCAGCCACAGAGCTTACTAAACAGGTCAAGGACGTAACTAGACCAAAAGTTTCTTTTGAAGAAATCACACTAGATGTCTATAACTCAAAAGTTTACCTAGCTGGTAAACACAGCTTTGAAATGGTTACATTGACATTGCGTGACGATGCTAGCGGCGAAGTACAAAAACTAGTTGGTCAACAGATACAGAAACAATTCGACTTCTTAGAACAAGCATCTGCACGTTCTGGTATTGATTACAAGTTTACGACTCGTATCGAAATACTAGACGGTGGTAACGCTAACTTGGCCCCAAAAATTCTTGAAACAATCAATCTATATGGTTGCTTTGTACAGAATGCAGACTACGGTGAACTAGCATACGGCACTAACGAAGAAGCCACAGTAGCACTAAGCATACGTTTCGACAATATGGAACAGTGGGGCGCAGACAAGACTGCTACCAGCCTAGAAGGTGGTATTGGTGCAGCAGTAGGACGTCAAATCGCTACCCAAGCAGTAACAGGCGCATTAGGCACACAAGGCTAATAGTCGCAGTTAGAATCAAAAGAACCCGATTAATTCGGGTTTTTTTGTGACATAAATATTAGTATGGCCAATAAATTTACACGTTTTCTCACTGGCGTCGGTACAGGACTCACTAATCCCAAGGGATTGGTCAGCAACTGGCAGCATGCCACTCGACTATTCATCGACGATACCTATCGATTATCACCTCGTACAAAATTTAACTATTATGTTAGATTTGAAATAGACAAGACTGCACACAAAGCACCGTCATTTACTGCTCGAC